ATGCCCTGCGCGTATTCCGTGTCGATTGCGTCGATCATCGTGCTGTTGTTGTTCAGGACGATGGTCATCGCGCGCACGAAATTCGGGGTCCCGAGGGTGGACCCGCCTTCCGTGAGCCGACCGACATGCACGCGCGTCACGAACGCCGGGAAGTCGGACAGGTCGAGGGTTGCATCGGGGCTGGCATCCAGCGCCGAGGTGCTGACGGACCCGCCCATGCCCTGATACGTGTTCGCGACCGTGATCGGCTGATTGAGCGCGAAGTTGTAGGTCTGCTGGGCAACGACCATGCCGGGATGGACGAAATAGTTTGGCGTGCCCTGGCCGAGAAACCCGCGCTCGATGGTCTGACCGACCTGCGTGGTTCCGTTCTTGATCTGGTCGCCGATCCACACCTTGATCGTCTTGCCGGTGCCGCTGTCCGTGGTCCATCCCGTGGGGCGGTGATCCAGAGGAATAGCCGTGGCGGTGATGGTGCCGGAAATGCGCGCCCATCCGTTCAGGGCCGCCGTGGCGAACTTGTCGCCCGTCGCGGTGCCGCCGATCTTGATCCACTGGCCAACCGCGAGGCCGAGGGTGGTGAAATCGAGAGCCGTGGAACCGAGGCCGGTTGCCGTGGCGGTGATATCGGCCGAGGCGCCCTGGAACCCGACGACCTTCATGCGGGCCGCTGCCGCCGGGGCGGCTTCATCAGTCAAGCCGGCGCCGACAAAGGCCGGGACCGTGGCGCTGCCCGTGGTGCATTTTGCCACCACGTTGTTGCCGGTGACCCCGAACCCCGTGAGCCTCACCAGTTGCCCGGCAACGAACGCCGTCCCGGTGGTGCAGGTCACGACCTCGCCAGTCGTTGCGACGGCGGTGATGACGCTATCGGCGGTGCCATCGTTGAACCGCGTCGCCGTGTTCGTGAACGCGTTGTAGAACGCAGACCGGATGTCCACATCGTTCGGGCTGTCCGGGAACGGATACAGCATGTCATACGGCATGTCGCCGCTGGATTGCTTGCCGATCCGCAGCACGTCCGACGACATGCGATCCGAACGCATCTCGCCACTCTCGGCGAACGTCGGAACGAGATTGAGCGTCTCGCCATGGACGCGGCGGAGACGCATACGCGGCGTGCCGGGCGTGGTCCCGACAGTAGTTTCCAGGACCGACGTGATCTGGGTGCGGTTAGACGAGGGCATCATCGTTCTCCAAGTTCACAGGCGGGACCGTCACCGCACCCGCGCGGCGCATCTTCAACGGCTCAACCGGGGCATCCGGCTTTTCCTCTTGGATCAGACCGGAATTGACCCAATCCTCCGCCGACACCGGACCGTCGATTTCATCGGCCGTCACAACCTGCCCGACCGAGAAACGGCGCGACGGACTGTTGAACGGCCGCAACACTGCGTATCGCATGTCACGCGTCCCTGACTGTTAAAGTGATCGTCCGCGCGGCGGACTGTGTAACAGGGGTTCCGAATGTCCCTGATCGCACCTTCATGTATTGGTAGCCGGCCCATTGATCGAGGTTGGTTGTGCGGTGCATCTTCCCCGCCACCACATCCAACTGGACCGAAGCGCCCGCCTCGGTGACCAACTCGTAATACGTGATACCGTCTTGCGAGACCTGAAACGTCAGGTCCGCGTCATCCCATCCAGCCGGGACAATGATTGCCAGAATTGGCCGCCGTTGCAGCGTGACAGCCGCCGAAAGCGACCCGCCCAACGCAATGGTTGTCGTCAGGTCGTAATAGTTCACGTCTATCAACTCCCGCAGCACAAGCGTATCGAAGGGCTTAGGTCCGGTCACTTCCTCACGTTCAAGAGCCACGCGCACCAGCCCGCCGACCGTATCGCCGTCCGGGTCGGTCACAACGGAACCGTCAACATCCGCGAGCACAAAGTCAGGACGAATGCGGCGGGTGTCCGTCTCGAAAGACGACGTTGCCCGCCATTCAACCTCGGCCATTAGTTCAGGTCCCACTCCACGGACAGGGACACCCGATAATAGTTCCCGTTGTCGTCGCCGGGGCCGCCAACATCACCAGTGAAATTGCCGAATTTCAGGTCGGGAGCGATTTGGACGCCCCGGAACAACTCAACCATCGCGTCGGCATACTGGTCTGACAGGTCAACGCTGCCATCGGCGCTTGTCGGAGTGTAGATATGGAAGAAGACTAGCCCGTCTTCGCGCCATAGATTGGTTGCCCGGCTCTCGCTGCCGATGGACGCCTGATACGTGCTGTTATGAGTGATTTCGACAAACACATACGGCCGAAGGTTGCCGCCGGCAGATAGCGGGGGCGCGGTATCGGTGGTCTGATAAACAAGCGGCGTGGTCGTCCAGTTGGCCTCTATGCGTTCCTTTACGGCAGCCCTGACGACAGCCCGTGACATTATCCGCGCACCGTGACGTTGATCCGGTGCAAATCGCCATCGACGTAGACCGGATCAGCCGCCTCGATGTTGCGCGGGCGGCCCATTATGATGATCTTGTCGTTCTTCTTCGGCACCCGAACATCCAACCCATTCGGCGGACTGGTCACAGGCTGCCCGCCCGGCCACTGCGCCCGCTCAATGTCGGTTGCTGAAAGGATCACCAGACTATCCCCCTGGATGATACCGCCCGCCAGTTCGTCCGCCCTGTAGCCCCGCACCAGCGCCCGGCATGTGCAATCGACGTTCGCTTGGTTCGTGGTGCCGGTGGTGCGACGGAGGGTCACGTCCTGGCCGAATGAGGCGAGCATGGCGTCTAGGTCGGATTGGAAGGTCACGTCACATGAACCCGAACCGCCAGCGCCCCGCTTGCCCATGTGCCTGTTGACGTAATGACCGCCCGCAATTCCGTTCCAAGCCAATTCAGAACCGAGTTAGCGGACAGAGTGGCAAACGCGGCGGGCGTGGCCGCTGTGGATACGAGCGTGCATGATTTGGCGCCGGCCGCCGCGAAGTCGATGGAGGCAATCTCTCGCCATACCCCGGCGGAACCCATGCGCGACTGGATCAGCGCAACCGCCGTTGATCCGCCCGTGCCAGAGAACGTTGCCTCGAATGTGGCGCGCGTCATGCCGTCTAGGTTGGTGATGGCGGTGAACGCCTGCGCCGTGATGGCGGTGGTGATGGTTTCGGATGCGAGGCTGTAGACGCCGGGGATTGCCATTACACCACCATCTCCCGAAACGGGGCCAACAACTCTTGGATTTCCTGCGACATGAGCGGGTCAGATGCGCCGCCGACCCACCATTCGCGTTCGCCGACGCCTTCAATGCGGACCCGCTTTAGGTTCGGGTCGGAGCGTCCGCTGTCACTGCCCTCGGACCAGAGCAGACGCGCCATCTTTGAAGCCGCCAGCTTGATTTCATCGGGCACTGTGTCCCATCCGGCATCGTAGACGACTACGACCTTGGCCGAAGACCACCAGACCCGCGCATCGTCCGACAGGCTGTAGAGGCGCCGACCGTCAATTTCGTAATCCGCCGCGTCCAATGTCGTGCCATCGGACACAACCGACGTGATGGACGTGACCGGCGCGCGGGACAGCCACAGATGGGACGCGCACACATCACGGAACGTCTCGGTGATGGTTTCAAGCCGCAGCGTGACCGGCGTGGACCCGCTGGCGTTCGTGTAGAGCCGTGAGAAAGCCGAGGCGATGCGACGGTTTAGAACGCCTAGCGCGTCGTCCTGGCTTGCGTCCGATACTCCGACCGCATACCGGATTTCAGCCGTCGTAAGCAGGTTCCGGTCCGTTGCTGGCGTCGTTACCGTCAGCATCAGCCCTGGACCTTAATGAGCAGCGGGTAGAAGTCGCATTGCACCACCGACCCATCGGCATTGGTCAACGTCAGGACGCCCTCGCCATCGACCGTGATGGATGCGACTTTCGCGCCGGGCGGGCCGGGGATCGGGGAGGGACTTTCGCCCGGCTTCCCGCGCCGGCCCGGGGAGGCCAAAAGCTGCCAGCCTTCGCCGGGGCAGTCTCCAGGGTTGTCGCACCGCGCGACGAACGACCCGCCGTTCCACGCCACAAAGTCCATGGCCTTGTATTCGCCGGCAGGGTCCCATGTGCCGCGCATCACCAGACCGCGCCCGTCGTCGCCTTTCCGGCCGGCCGCCGCGAGGCAAATCCAGTCCTCATGCGGAGGCTCGCGGCCCGTGTCCCTCTGTGCCTGCCAAGTCGCGCCGGTATGCGTCACGACATCGCCCTCATAGCAGACGCCATCGGTCCAAGCCTTGGCGACAGGGAGTTTTCCGTCCGCACCCGGCTTGCCATCCTTGGGGGTCGGGATTGCCGCGACAGCATCATCCACCATGGCCCGGATGACAGCGGGATCGGCGTCTAGGCCATTGCGGGGCGCGGGGATGGCCGCTACCGCCTTTGCAACCGCTTCGCCCACCATCGCCTCAATGGCCACCGGATCGGCGTCCTTGCCCGGCTGAGGGGGCGGCAAAGCGGCAACCGCGTCGGACACCATGGAGCGGACCGCATCCATACTCACACTTTCGCCCGGTTCGCCATCCTTGGCGGGCGGGATTGCGGCAACGGCCTTGGCGACTTCGGCGGCGATCAGCGGAGCCACGTCTTCGACCGTGATCGACGTGCCGGGCTGTCCGTCTTCTCCATTGCGGAGCGTCGCCATGCGGGCCGAAACCATATCGGCCGTGGCGCGTTCCGCTGTTACCGCGCGCAATTCCATTTCGGCAGTCTTGGCCCGCAGTTCAGCCGACAGCGCGTCAAACCGCTGGCGAAGCTCACGCTCGATCCTGGCCACGATCGCGCCAAGCTCCGAGGCGAGATCATCAATCAACGAGTGCGGAATGCCGGTCATACGAGGCGCGGAAGGCGCGGAGGGCGCGTTGCGGATCGGGGTCGGGACCGTCATTGTTATCCGCATCCGGTTCTGTGGCCACATCAGGCGGGACGGCCGCCGCCGGTTGCGGGGGCTGCATCGCCGCACCGTAGCTCAAGGGAACAACCTGTTGCTGAACGCGGGGGTCGTCGCCAAATTCCGCACTCGGGTATCCCTCGGAATTGCGGAACTCGTTGATGGTCAGGCCGGACTTCGTGGCGATCGACCACCCCTCCATCCGCTCCTTGAAGTTGGAGCGCATCAGGGCAGACGTATCAAACTCTAGGTATTCGTCCGGCTGCCCTTTCAACCGGAACAGCAACCCCATCGCTTCCTCAATGTGATTGAGAGCGAAGCCGAGGCCGGACGATTTCCAGGACGACATAAGCGCCTCGGTTGAGGCGAATGGCGTGCTGCCAACCCCAAGCACCTGCAACGGCATCCGAAACGCAAGCGCCACATTCTGATCCGACAGCTTGAGCATTTCGGCCAACTGTCCATCGGCCGCCGATACCGCAACCGGCTTGGCCTTCAAGCCCCACGACAGCACAGGCGTTCCACCGGCATTCTCGCCTTGGGTCTGTTCGTTCCACCGCGCGCGAAGGTCATCAGCCTGTTGCCGCGTCAGCTTTTCATCCGTCTCCAGCATGAACGACGGACGAGCTTGGTTCAGATAGAACGCCACCTGCTGATTGAGTGCGGCGCCCGACATGGCCAGATCAAGTGTCGTTGACAGGATCGGGCTTTCGCCCTTGAGCGGGTGGCGCGGCGTGTGCAGTCGCACATGGAGCACGTCCCGGGCGGGGATCGGCGCGCTAAAGTCAAACCGCTGTTCGGCAATTTCGTTGCCGCTCAGGTCGTAGAAGATGGACCCGTCCACCGCAACGCGAGGCGTGCCATTCCGCATCAGATGCAGTTCGGCGATTTCCTCACGGGCGTTCCTGATAGCCACGCCAAACGCCTCGCCTTTGGTGTATAGGCGCCGGGTCAGGTTCAACAGCAGATCGGAAATCGACTGATAATCGTTCGGCTGGCGGAGGATGCGGGTCAGACTGGAATTAGACACCCGCTCCCGGCCGCCATTCGGCATCAGTCGCCAATGGTCGCCGGGGCACATGGCAATCGTCTGGGCATAGGCGGAAACACACGCTTCGACCATGGCGCTTGTCTCGCCATACGGTTGTGGCGTGTATCCCATCTGCCACCAGTTCATATACCGGCCGGCGGTCGCGGATAGCCAGCCGTCATTCAGCAGGTAGGGACCGGGGCGATATTGGCCCTCGGTCGCCTTGGCCTTTCCGAAGATGCGGCTCAGGATGCCCAACTAGCCGGCCTTCGCCTCACGCGTCCGATACGCCTTCGCCGGACCGGCGCGCATATCGTTCGTCACCACCGGGACAGCCTTAGCCCGTTCCGCGCCGGCATCCACCCCACGGGAACGCGGGGTTTCACCATCGGACCGATACTGCACCGCGCGGCCATCCTTGTGATGCAGCCGGCCGGTCGTATCGGGGGACACGTCACGCGGATCACCCACCGTGCCGTCCTCCATCACGAACCACGTCTCCATCATGCGTCGGACACCGTGATGACGAACGTGCCAGTTTTGGAGGCGCCGGCCTGTGCCAGAACGATCTTGACCC